GGCACGATTTAGAAATAAGAAACCTGCATCTAAATTTGCAGTCCATAGTGATGGAATTTGATTTTAATCACAGCTAATTTAGTTGTGTTGGTAACTGGGTCACGAAGAGATCACCAGATGTAAACGTTGTTGGTAAAGTACCAGCAGTTCCACAAGCTAATGTAGCTTGTGAACCTGTCAACGCACAAATATAAGTGACGAAAAAGGTAACGACACCAGTACCAGTAGAAGAAACTTCGTTAGATGTACCACCTGACATTATGTTCTTTACAACACAATTTGTCGGGACAATGGCATACGCCGCAACACTAACAGCTCCTGCACCTGTAACAGTATGTTGGAACATGAAAACGCCTTCGCTGAGATAAGATGGAAAATGATAAATGCGATTGGACGTGATGTAACCTCCTATACTTGAATTTGCAGTCGGGTTAGTTGTTGTGCCTAATGGTGAACCATTAGTAACAGAAGTTAATACGAAATGATCAGTCAAAATGTCACCTCCTTCTGCGGTGATAAATTTGGGTTTAATTAATTCAATTTCGTATGTACACCACAATTCGCCAGCTACACCACCTGCTGCTTGCATTCCTACTGTAGCAATAGTGAAAACGCCAAAATCATAAAAGCGTTGATCACCGCCGGTGGGTACGGCTCCAGTCCTAATGTATAATTCAGTTAGGGTGGATTGAGTGCGTGAGCATTCAATTGGGTGTATGAATGACATGGAAGGTTTACTACTATTGGCAAACTGATAATTTTCCATGTCAAATTTTGTGAGAAAGGGTGTATCTAGAGCATCATATTGAGTAGCCATGATCACTGAACCTAAGGCTGAACTGGTTGCTGAAGAGAGAACAGCGTCTGAAGAGAGTGATTTGAATTCAAACAGAACTCCTCGAAGACGATATTGTTCATAAGAAGAAGCAACAGCAGACAGCCATGGAAACGTGGCAAATAAGCCTGGATTCAATGGATACTGTGTTGTATTGAAAGCAACAGATGCTAGTACATCACCTAAGTACTCACGATGTCGAATCAGAGTGCCTGCATTAGAATTACTTATGGATGGTGGTGAGAGACCAGGCATAAAAGAATTTTTATTTAATTTATAATCCCCAAAACCTGTGACTAAGCCCATTAATCCTTTAGAAAGAAAACCATTAAGTAATCGTGGAACATTATATTCACTACGCTGCTGGACGCCTCGATTTCTGACGTTTTTATTTTTGTTGTTTTTGTTTGTACGAGCCCTTCGGGGAGGTGGTCTTTTTGACGCTCCCTCTCTCCTTCGACTTTGTGTCTTTGAGCCCGCTTGTATACGATTGTTTTTTACCGTAGACATTTTTCTGCTGGGGTAGACCTTCCCCGATGCAATATTCATTATTGAAATCCCAACTGGAATAATTATCAAAATAATGTTTAGCATCGGCATGGCATAGATAAGCCAATTCCCCGAGAATTAAAGGTTGCAGCACGTTCAATTTAGTTAAATATTTTTCGAAAGCAAGTTGTTGTGAAAGAGAAATATTAAATCTCTTTTCAACAAGCAATCTTGTTGTAATAGTGATTTCTTTAAAAAGATGAATTGGAACTTGATTTTCCATATTAGAAATTTTCTTATAATTATCAGATAAGTAAGAATGTTTATAATGATAACCATCCGTAATTCTGCATCCATAAAGACCCAATTCACGAAGAATTGGACAATTAGGATACTGATATAATACAGAAAGGGCCTTACATCTCAATAATTCAAGTAGTATCTTATCGCTACTATTTCTATAAATAGAATCAGTCCATCCAAAGTCTAACAATGTTTTAACTATATCACCAATAGCGGCAAGTTCATCAATATCTGAGACAATGCCACAAAATGAGGCTTCAGTTAGAGAATCAAAATAAATAATTTCTATCCTAAGCCCTAATTGTTCGAATGGTTTTTCATTTAACTTAACGCCATAATATGTGCATAAACCGTCATCACCTTCAACCTTGGTCTTGAGACTTTTAAGTTGTTTCTTAAATGCAACAAAGAGTATTATCATCAAGTTGGTGAAACCATTGCCTAAACTAGTGCACATCTCCCCAGACATTCTGGTTGCTTGACAATACACTTTAAATTCTTTAAAGCGGCAACAATTGATTCCACCAAGTACAGATTCAACCAATTCATAGAATTCATTATCAGGTAGTAGCATTGTCATATATTTATATAATTGAAATTCGCAGGCATCAAAGATTTCCAACTCGAATAAAGCTTCGAATGATTGGTAATCTGTGCCCATGACATGTGCATATTCTTGGAATAAATCCTCAAGAATAACCTTTGGACGTTCTAGATTGGGAACACTTTTGATGAAACTAGGGTGTTGAAACACCTGTTTCTCTATGAGCTTAAAGATGGGACCAGTACGTAGTTTGAATTTATCACAACGAGCATTAATAGCACGTGGATATTTATATTTAGGATATGTTTCTCTTTTCATAAAAGAAGACATTCGTACGTCCCTATGAGCTGAAGCTGACGCTTTGAAAGGGTCAAAATATGAATGATGTTTGATGACATTTGGGTCAAGTGTACAATCTTCATTCTCATAAATTTCTAAAAGTTCTTTCTTACGCCATAAGGGATAAGGTGAAGCAGCAAGCCAAGTTTGGACTGAGCAATCACTATCCTGAGGTAAGGGTGTGAGGTTTGTTTTTATCCATTGTGCAACGAATTCCTTAAATTCTTGCAACATGTTGCAATCAATGGGATTAGGTCGACGAAGGAAGCGGTGCTTGGCTCCGTCTCGAATACTAAAAGGACAAGAAAAATCTGCTTGTGGATTTGCAAACCCCTCAACGTGGCAGCCCAGGCTAATTCGTACAGGTGGGCGTCGCAAATGATTAAAATTATTTATTGCGGTAATAACACATTCCTTGCATTCTGCAATTTCAGGTAATGTGACTTCTGCTGTACGATAGCCAAAGACTGCTAATCTACGTTGAGGGTTGGATGAAAATCCAACATCTTATTTTTATGACGGAAATAATCACTCAATAATACTGTATAACTAATTGTATCTAACTTGGGATTTATTCCGAAAAGTGGAGCATATTTCTCATCATTGACTTTTGTATTGCTCTTGACTGAGTTAAGGACTCTATCATAAGAGGTCGTCTTATCGGTGGTAAGATTGAAATTTTTTATATTATAGACCTGCGCTGCCAATTCAAGACTAACGTTAAGCTCTTTAATTGCTTCTTTCTGAAAGAATGGAATTGTATAACCAAACAATGTATAATAATTGGTTCTCTTAGCTTTAACTGTATTGTAAATGGCATCCTTGTGCAACAAATCAATTGGTTTGGCTTCATCATTACGTTTATCTTCTTCATTGTAAATAGATGAATCATATGTAACCAAAGAGCGTTCATCGATATTCTCAATGAATGGAAAAATACTAACTTTTTCCTCCCATAGCAAATTGGGTAGCTTTTGTTTAAATGTTGGAACAAGTGTTCTAGTGGGTTTAATTTTTGGACCAATAAATTTACCATTATCAAGAGAACTGAAAATAGGTGTTGAATTAGGTAACGGACCCATGAATGTGCCTTCTTCTATGGTACTAAAAGGGTCAACCGGATCCACGATATCTTCAACATATTTATATTCCCTTATTTTGTGAACTCCTTTGATCTTATTGAAATTAATTTTTGGCATTGGAACAAAGGGTCGAGTAAGTGGAACTTCTTTGATATTGGAATTTGGAGTTACTATTTTTGGAATAGCAACAATAGAATTTATTGGTTCAATGACGGATTGGAGAATGGGACATGTCACTACATGTTTGTTATCGTACTGCGTATCATTAACGAAATTTCCAAATGAACCTCGTGATATTGGTGTGTATGATGGTGTTTCTTTCAGGAAATCTATAAAATCCATTTCCGAAGTATTATTTAGAACTTGAACAGCTTCAACATTCAAATTCAAAAATAAATCTAAACCATCATCACTATCATCATAGTTTTCATAGGAAGTAACCCATGGATATTGTCCACATTCTTTATAAAATTTTTCGTCAAAATTAATGCCCAATACTGGTGTAGCGGTTGGGTCTTCCAAATCTGAAATATAAACATCAGAAAGTGTCGAGGGAACAGGTGAAGTGACCGGGCTGGATAAAGATTCTATTTGAGCCTCGTAAATGGAAATTTCTTTCTCAATACTTATCAATTCTTCACTAATTAATTTCTCTGTTCTATTATAAATCTCGTCAAACTCCGAATCAAACTTACTATTTTTCATGTACATTTTAGTAGTATAGATTTCTGAATGATTGACTGAAAAATTATGTTCTCGATTTTTCTTCTTGTTAATTAAATCATCAATGGTTTTGTTCCCACGTCTGGGAACATATGTATCTCGTTCTTCAACTCCCAATGCCTGACGACGAGGGTGAAAATCGGAAGGTGTGTAACCAAGCTGGCGGCGTTTATT